CGTTAGTGTCCTCTGCCAAAAGCAGTGCACTATACAAAGGCCGGGGTAAGCCGACGGTTAATCTTCGGAATGCCTTGAAGCAACCCGCTGACCTGTATCTAGAGACCATCTTCGGATGGGGGCCTCTATTGCAGGATATCTGGACCGCCATTGAGGTGCTCCAGAGAGATATCGAACCGGTCGCATGCTATGGATCGGCTCGATTAAGAGTAATGGACGTAGAGACAATCACGGTAGACCATGCAGTCAAAACGACGCGCAACGCGTACGCTGACGGCTGGATGCGCATCAAAGCGCCTTCTTCTGTGACTAATCCAAATCTAGAACTCGCGACACGCTTAGGACTAACAAATCCGGCGTACATCTTGTGGGATGCTATCCCTGGTTCCTTCCTCCTTGATTCAGTTGTGAACGTTGGGCGATTCTTTGCTCGCGCAAGCGACTTCTGGGGGGTAACACTATATGAAATCCACAAGACCGGGGGCTATAAGGCCCACGCAGACATTGTCATCGACAATGCCGCTGGTTACGAAGTCACGACGATGGTCCAAGATGAGAGCATGGTGTACCGAGGTACACTTAGTTCTCTCCCGACTCCGTTTAGGCTTCAAGGCCAGTTACCAGTCCGAGGACTGGCGTCCAGGATCGTCACCTTGACGGCCCTGATAACTCAAAACTTAACCCGAAGGTAGATATCATGACTGCTATTGCAGATCTTACACTTGTTAACGCAGCGGGCGCAAACACGACGTTTACGGCTCAAGTTGGCGCAGGATCCGATGGATCCTGGGCTCGCTGGGCCTACGTTAATACGCTATTGCCGCGCAACCAGCACTCCACTGTCGCTATGATGACCCGCCCCGGAGAGGGCGGTAAATCCCGGCGGATCGAGTCCGTAGTCGTCTCACCCATCCTTGTCGCTACTCCGGTTGCCGGATACTTTGACACGGTTGGGTATTGCTCGACACGACAGATCTCGTCTATTTATCTCGGCGCGAAAGACGCTGTGATCAACGATCACTTCGCTTTCGCAGGTTCCTTTCAGAACCTCGCAGCAATGCGGGCCTTGTTCGCTTCGGGGTACTCCCCCACTTAAGCGACTGACGTTCGTCAGATAAAAGACATGTGGACCCTTGACCCCAACCTGGGCAAGGTCTTCGCTGCGCTGTGCGAAGACGCAGGAACACCGTTTGCTAAAACTTTGCTCGAGCTGGCAAAGAACAAGCGGTGGGGCGAACTTTTCACCATGAAGGTGTCGCCAGGAGATTACTCGAGTAGTATTGCCTATATGCTGGATAACAGCTTAGTTGACTTCCTTCGCAAGTTGGATGTTGATGTGGGCCTGAACCTTGAGGAAAAAGCCGAAGAAGCGTTCTTCGCTTCAGAGCACCAATGCCTTAGGACTAACCTACGTTTAAGCAAATTCGAGTCAAATGCCTCTCTCGAGAGCGGTGACTTGCGGATCTGGGACTTCATAGCCCAGGCTCGGAAAAATATGCGCGATATCGTAGGTGGAATTCCAGATGATCTGGATATGGCCTTTGGCAAGGGATCGACTTTCTGTACTAAGGCGCCGTTAACAACTGTGCCTGATAAAATAGAAAATGGACCATCGTCGACTGAGGAAGCTCTCGCGCTCTTACCGTTGTTCTCACGGACAGCTTGGGCGCGCTCTCTTTCTCTTAGACGTAGATATACCTTCCCCGTCGTGAAGGGGAACCGCTTCGATACTGTCACGAAGGACAGCACTAAGAGGCGTGGTATATGTGTAGAGCCGGCACTGAATCTTGTGTACCAACTCGCCGTTGGGCGCAGGTTCAAGGAGAAACTTATGGGCTACGGGTTATGGCTTCAGCCAGAACCTGAGGACCCTCTGATTTTCCTACGCTTAGGCGGCTTAGACCTCGTGAGAGGTCAGCCCCTACACAGGGAACTAGCTCGGGCGGCGTCCAAGTCAGGACGGCACGCCACGATAGATCTCTCTAACGCAAGTGATACTGTGGCTAAACTCCTCGTTAAATTGCTCTTCAGTGAGCAGTGGTATGAGCTCATGTCGCTTCTCAGGAGCCCTAAGACCTTCATAAGGGGTCGCTGGGTCAACCTAGAGAAGTTCTCGAGCATGGGGAATGGATTCACGTTTGAGCTTGAAACCCTG